ATCTCGTTCTTGAAAAGCCAGTTCTGTTGAATGCTGAGCCATTGCCTTTGCGTACTCAAACGCATCGGTAAATTGACCAGGTTGTGGTTCATCGTCAATGTTCTGTACTTTTTGCGGTACAGCCTGTTGTTCTAAAACCCTTAACCGTGCCTCTAACGTTTCACTCCTTTGGCGCTCTGCTTGCGCTTCAGCCTTGGCCTGCTCACGTTGTTTGGTCAGTTCAGAAAACCTTTTCTCTAATTTCGGATTCTGCTTACGTTCCTCTGTAGTTTTGCTTTGTTCTGCTACTGATTCACTCTGTTCAGATTCTTCAGATGGCTCGGGAGAATCCTCAACCGCCACATCATCGTCCCTGTCAGCTAAATTCAGTTTGTTAGCATAAAACTCGGCACTATTCTCACTCGTCAATACTGACGATGCTTCTTTTTCGCTCATAGGTTAAACCCTAAGAATAATCCCCGTATACCTTACGGGTAAGGTTATGTGGAAATTTACCACTTAATTTTAAAATAGTCAAATAGCGCGTTCAATCACTTCTGCTCTTGCCGCACGTTCGCTTAAAAGGTCTAATTGAGACAGATAAACCGCCAGATCAGCCTTCATGCGTTCAATTTCCATCTGGGTCTGCGTCTTGATGACAGTATCATGCGCCTGCGTGTCCGTGCGCAAGACCATATCACGGTGATGTTTCTGGTCTGAAAGCTCAATCTCGTGTGCCCTGTTGGTCTCCTTGATGAGAACACGCTTGGTCTCGGCCTCTTGTCTCATTTGCTCAACATCACTACGGTTTTTCAGCATCAATTGCATACCTTGTAATTGTTGCTCTAAATCTTGAATCATTTTCTTCGACTGCGCCAGTTGCATTTGTACTTGTGGCGGGATGGGTGATTTGTCGTCAATTTGCGCCAATGGGTTAGATGCCGCAAGTCTGTCAGCAATAATGTCAGCCCCAGGAAAATCCATGTTGCGGAAAATAAGGTCTCCAGCCACGTTCATCAGGTTTGGATCAGCTGAAAGCATCGGCATCATGCTATTGACCGCCTCAATGCGTTTGCTGTTGTAGCCTGGACCAGTATCCATTACAACGTCATATTCTCCTACTGTAACGTCATTCAGTATGCTCATTACGCCCTGTTCATCGGATTGGCGTTTGTTTATATCCACTAAATCAGGTTTGCCATCGTCCCCAATGATCCTCATTACACGTGCGTTGTCGTATATTTTGGGCACAAGATCGAGAATAATCTTGGCTGTGTGCTTAATAGATCGTGTCAGGTTATCGTAATAATGAAAATTTGTAAGGTCAATCTGCTGTTGCTGACCATTAAGGGCTTTTCCTGAAATGTTTCCAGTAGCCATTTGGTTCGGATCGAATATCCCTAACACGGCCTGCATATCTGCATTAATTCCCTCTGCCGCTTGTATTATTCCTGCGGGAGGTGCTTCGGGCTGAATCCTTGTAGGTACGGGTGCAGGGACGCCTTCGATGTCCTTCTGCTTGTATCTAAGCACAGGCATTGCTTTGATATTTGCCTGCGCCCACTCGTTCTCATGTCCTTCATCCTGACCCTCAGCCAAGAGCCATTTGGCCTTGGGTGCGAGTGCAACTGATTCTGTGAGAGCTGTCTTCCAAAAGTTATACATACGCTGTGGGTCTTTTGCCATGCGTACCAGACCGTATTTCTTGCGTTTGTTCTCTACAACAAACTCCTCACCATATACGGGCACAATCGGAATAAATTTTGAAGGCCAAATACCTTCCTCCAAGACCTCAATAGCTGTACATTTAATTTGTTTGATTTCTTTTTTGAATGATGGACGTTCATCAATGACCATTAAACCCATTCCTAACAGCTCGCCTTGGCTGGGTAGTTCAGACCTGAATTTCTTAGTTCCGTTGCTTAATAGACACAATTTCTCAGGCTTTCTAACAGTATAAAAATACTCAGCAATCCTAATATCCTCTTTCATTACCCATTCTGCGTTGCTGTCGCCAGTACCGCGTTGGCTAAACCCTGTGCCGTCATCAGCATCAGGATACATTGTGCGGAATGTCGCTTTGCTTACAACCTGTGTAATCAGGCATTTCTCAGCATCAGAGCCGTCTGGTAGGGTGCTGTTAGGGTCAAAATAAACCGTGAACGGATTATGTATTGGTTCAATATAGATTTCTTGGTCGAATGAGTCTTCACGCACATAGTCGGTTTTGACCCTCCAGTAGCCAAATCCCATTCTCACAGCATAATTAAATGCGTTGTCATAGGCGTGGTCAGCATCTGAATTGACCTCGATGTGTCGGCAAATACCCGTAAGCACCTCGGCAACCTTTGCATCGGATTGGCTGTTCATGCCGTGTACTTTGATGCGTGGACGCTGTTGTCTCTGCTGATTAGTGACTTGGCGTACATACGCGTCAATCTTATTGATCGTCAGGCAGGGACGTGCTTCCATTGTGCGAGAATTCTGAATTTCGACAGGCCATTGGTCACCAGCCGCAAACTTCAAATCTTCCAGAGCTTCAGATCGATTCGTTGTGTCCGCATCATTAGCCAACTTGAGGAATTTCTTAGCCTCTTCAATCCTTGGGTCAAAGTCACCTTGATTTTCTGACATATTTATCCCATCCAATTACTATGTTCAAACACAGGTTTTTTAACAACCATCTTCTTTGGTTCTTGTATCATCAATCCTAACATCCTAAACGCATCAGCGCCATGTGAATATTGGTCATGTAGCGGTGTACGACTGAATTGTTTAGTATCGGGATCAACTTCATAACGATAGTGTCTAAGGCATTGTAGCCCATCCACGCAATTATCTTTATCAAACCAGCAATTTTTGAATGTTGTACGTGCCGCATTGATGCTGTCTACTACTGGTGTCCTAGGAATAATCCTTGTTTTGTAGCCTGATGCCCGTACGATTTCCTCTATTGAACGGCCTGCCGCGGCAAGTGTTTTGTTCTCAGCATCGTGTGGTAACCATAGCGTATCATACACATAGCCAAATGTCTGCATCCTAGCCAATATTGCGCTAATTGTCTCTTGGCTTGTCTCAAAATACCTAATGAGGCGTGTTTCCATCCCAATGAACTGGACGAACCATACAGCTGTAGCATCTGCCCATCCCAAGTCAAATACCGCGTGTACAGGTTTCATAGGGTCATAGTTGACCTTTGTAACACGGTCTTCTAGCTCTGCTAATTGCATCTCCTTAGCAAAGATTGCGCCATCTACGGTTACCCTACAGATACCTTCCCAAACCGTGTTGTAAGCCTCAATATCACGCGCCCTGAGTGCATCCTTCTCCAGCTTCAAGGTCTCAGGAAACCAAGGGTTATCTGACCAGTTGATCTTTTGCACAATGGCGTTATTAGGCGGGTTGACTACAAACCTGACATACGTTTCATCTGTCGCCAACTCGGGATTGAAAGTGATCCATATTTCTGATTCCTCTTTACGCACCGTTGGTATAAGGGTATCCCATGATCTGGCTGATACGCTTTGTCCTTCCTCTACCCAGCAAATATCTACACCTTCATAACTTTTTACATTAGCAACATTGTTCTTCAGGCCGACAAAGTTGAATTCAGTCCCATTGCGCCCTCTAATCGTTCTGTCGGTTATTTCGTAAAACTCTGTTAGGTTTAACCCTATGATCTGGTCGCTCAACAGCTTGTGTACTGAATCCCTGATAGATGTCTGAAATTCCCTTGCGCACAATATCCTGATAGGTTTCCTTGTTCCCAACAACAACAAACATCTCGCTACACCCCAGCTCTTTGCCCCGCCACGACCACCATACATGATTTTGTATCGCGCCTTTTTAAACAGGCAATTCAGCTTACTAGGGAATTCAATATCAGCTAAGTTCATTACCGTCTTTGAAGATGATGCGGAAACCCTCTACATTTGTACCATCGGGATTCTGTAGAACAGTCTTATTGGTCTCGCCCCAACCCATCTGGGCTTTTGTCCACCAGATCATCGCTGTTGTGTCCCCATTGGTAGCCTTGTTAAACAATGACTTGGCAACGTGTGCGCTTGCTTGGGCTTTTCCTAATGCTAATTCTTTTGGATAGTGCTTTCTCAGGGTTTTGTCGGTGATGCCGATGAGAGCCGCAATCTGCTCATGGGGCAACCCTAAACCAGCCGCATTCTGAGCTGTTTTTCTATCGTTTTTAGTTGGTTCGTGTTCTAACATTTTTATAAAGGGTAAATAATTAAACTATAAGTATTAGTTTACCAATAGCTATTGAATGCTTTTAGGGGATAAAACACTAGACTGTTTCTGTATCCATCTCCTGTAAGCGGGATTATAGGCGTAACACCGTGAACATTCCTCCATGCGGGATAGACTAACATTGAATTATCTCTGCTGTCAACCGTTGCGTTGTAGTCTGGTACGGTTGTGTTACCGCCTTTAGCGTTATGCTTTTTAGCAATGATGACGTTTACGCATCCCTCTAGGTTTCCCGCATCCCGATGAAATGGAGCTGGAATGTTGAAGTTGCTAATGCTCGATGTGAATAACCGCCCGAATCTGAACTTTGGCGGCACTTTAGTTGTTATGATTTCCTGTTGCTTTTCAAAGATGCTAGGTGTTATTTCTTTTATCAGCTCCTCAGATTCTTTACAGGCCAATAGCATTGCTTTGATGAATGTTTGTGCTGTCTTGATGTTGTGAACACCACTTATCATCGGGTAAGGTCGTTTCATGTGCGGTTTTGGAGGACAACTGCCGATAATGGTGCTGTACTGGTTGACCTCGTTGGCTGGGTTTGCCATACCACTAGAC